TGTGAATGACGAGCAGGCCACAGGCCTCGCGGGGAAACTCCCGAGCAGAATGGGCCAGTGCCAGCGTCTGGTTGGTCTCGAGCATCACCGGATCAACCCCGCTGCAGGAAACCCGCCAAAGGGCAGCTCGGCGTTCGCCCCGAAGCGCTTCTGACAGGACACCAGACGTTTGCCACAAGCATCTTGCGCTCGGGAGCTCACGGCTTCGTCATTGGCATTGAAGTAAGTAGTGCCGGTGTAACCACATTCAGAGCCACGGTAGAGCCAGGGGCAGACGTTTTGCACGATCTGCCGCCGGGGCAGAGACACCCCTTCCAGATCAAAGGCAGCGGCCAACTCGAACTCGACCACATCCCGGGTTTCACGCGACTTGCGATCAATGAAATACACATCATCAGCAAACTCGGCTGAAGGATCGGCCGTGGGGTTGGCCCCAGAGACAAAGTTCTGCGCATCCAGGTACTTCAAGAGCGTGCGCTTGCGCGTGACTTTGGCCCCCACCAGGTCCTGGTAGGACAGGATGAGCGCGGTGATGCTGCCTGTGACGTTGGCCACCTTGAGTTTGGGGCGCGGCACCTGACCGTTGCCGTTGAACTCGAAGCCTTCGGCCTGGATGGGGAATGGTTCATACGTGTTGCCCTGCCAGACCACCTGACGACGCAGCTCATTGGTGCCCGCGTGAAACCGAACCACCCCCTCGTTGAAGAGAGACAGGTCCAGCACAAAGAGCTCGATGACCGCGCTCGGGGCCAGCTTCTGAATTTCTGAGGTGATCGCTTGGCTGGTCATGACAGATCAAACACCTGCCTGAAGGTGGCGTGGATGTTTTCCAGATTGGGTTCTTCGATGCTTCGGCCCCATTCCTCACAGAGAAACTTGCCTGAAATGCCGCTCGGGGTGGTCCAGTCAAAGGACTGCACCGCGCCCCGTGCTCGCAAAAAGTTGTCGATCGCAGCAGCCTCTACCGTGGACTTGCCTCGGAACTCGAGCGACCAGACCTCCGGCTGCGTGTTGATGCCGTAGGCCAGACGCTGCTCCCGATCGAGGCGATCCACGTAAATGTCGATGTCAATGTCGCCATGTAAATCCTTCAATTGATCACTGCCGACGCGGGTCCAGCAGGCCCCCGGCTCGCTTCTGGTTGAGCAACTCCTGGCGCACCGCACTGGAAATCGCCCGGCCCAGCTCCTTGCCCTCGCCCGCATTGGTGGTCACCCCGCCCTCGACCACATTCACCGAGACGTTGAAGACATCCCCGCCCCCGGATGAGGACTGGTTCATGGTCACGGCGGCCGTCTGGCAGCGGCACATAGGCTTCGGCCATGGATCCCTCGCCAAAGACCGCCAACTGCGGTGTGGTGGCCACTCCGCCACTGGCATACGCCCGCAGCGGTAAGGGACCGGTCGAGGTCATGACTCCGCCGTCGGCAAATCCAAACAGGCTACCGAGCGCCTTGGCCATGGGCAGCGTGACCGCGCGCTGGATCTGGATGCGGATCAGGTCCGAGATGATGGAGGTGGCCAGCGACTTGAAGTCCAGCTTGCCGGTCATCACGAAATTGGTGAGCGCATCGGTCATGCCGTTGAAGGCCTTGGTGGTCACCGCCTCCATCTGCTTGCCCACCTGCTCAGTTTCTTCACCGAGGGTGCGCAGCGCCTTGGCAAATCCAGCGCCTGGGTCTGACAACTCCAGCGCCCGTTGACCCAGTAGCTTCGCGCCATCGGCCGCCTGACGGGCAGCTTCTTCGATGCGTCGGAAGGATTCGGCCAACTTGTCATTGCCCGGGGTGGCCTCCACCAATTCCCGGGCCTTTGCCGCGAAATCGGCCAGTTCATCCGCACTGGATTTGCGCGCAGCGGACAGTCGTCGCAGGGCATCGATCTCGCTGATCGAGCCGGTCTCGCGCAGGACCTTGATCTGCTCTTCGGTCGAGCGCAACTGGCCCTGGCTTCTGGCCACCTGCTCCTGCAGGTCCTTGAGCGTTTCGCCGGGCAGCTTGATCTCGCGCTCGAGGTTCGACTGCTGCGCCTCGCGCTCGAGCTTTTCCCGGCGCAGAGTGATCTCCGAGAGCTTGTCCTGGAGCTTCAATTTGTCCTGGGTGGTCTTGGCCACAGTTGCCAAGCCCCGTTTCAGGATGGATTCCTCTTGCGCGTACAGCTCAGCAAGCCGATCCGTGAATTCTTGCTGGGCGTTCAGCCGTGCCTCGCTGGCTTCCTTGTAGCTGATGTAACCCTGGCCCTCATACAGGTCGATGATCTTTTGACGGTCCTTCAGGAGGCCCGTCTCGACATCCGTCAGCCCTTGCAGCTGCTTGATGTCACTCTCGATCTTGGCCATGGCCGCAGCAGTGAGTGCGCCAGTGGCTGAGTTGTAGTTGAGCTTCGGTTTAGCTGCTTCACCTGCTGCTTCGGTCTCACCCCGGTTGATGGCGTCGAACCGTTCCTTGACCGCGTCGGCCAGGAGCGGCATCTTCCACAAGTCAACGTAGGTCTGGTTGGCCTTCTCAACGATCGCATTGCGTTTTTCCAATGCGGTCTTGAGGGTGGCCTGGTTCTCTTCGGAGAACGGGTTTAGCCCTTTGCCGCCAGCGAGGAACGTTCCTAGCAATTCGATGTCGGCCCATACAGCCTCAAAACTGCCAGTGACCGCTTTGGTCATCTGAATCACGGCACGCAGCGCATCGATGACGACAGCCATGCCATAGGCCGCATCTTGAGCCCAGGTCTTGAGCGTGCCGTCATCCCGCAGCTTGACCATGGCATCGGCCGTGTTATGCGTGCCGAGCATCACAGCTTTGAGCTCGCTGACTAACTCTTCAAGGGCAGGCAGTGCCGCCGTCACGATGGTCTGTGCCACAAAGTTGTGCTCGGCCCGCATACGGCCCAGTGCCTTGGAGGCTTTTTCGGCCGACTCGATCTCGGCCTCGGTGAGCCGGATATTCAGGTCCTGGTTGGCAGCCAGGTCCTTAAGGAAGGGCAGCAAGCCAGCACCGGACTTGCCGAACAGTTCAAGCGCAATGGCCGTCTTGCCCGCTCCGTCCTCAAAGTTGGACAGTTTCAGGGCAATGTCGTTCATGACCTCGGCTGGATCGCGCAGGTTGCCCCCTGCATCCTTGGCCTTGATGCCCAGAAACTGCAGGGCCTGTGAGGCCCCTTTGGTCTCATCGTCCACACCGGCCAGCCCCTTGGAGAGCTTGGTCAGGCCCACCCCGATCTGCTCCATGGCAACACCTGAAATGGTGGCCACCGGCGCAAAGCCGGACAGGGCTGTGGCGCTCGCCCCGGTCTGCTCGGCCAGATCCTGCAGAGCGGCCACCGTTTCCAGCGTGTGGGCCACCAACTCCTTTAGTGCCCCCACCGATTCCACGCCAATGGCGATAGCAAAGGTGGTTTTGGCGACTTCTGCGACTTTCTCAAGGGAGCCACGCATGGATTCAGCGTGACGCTCCAAAAGCAGCGCACTCTTGCCCAAATCCTCCCGGAAATCGGCCGTTTCTGCAGCGAGTTTGACGACCAGGGAGCCGATATCAGCCATGTTTCATCACTTTGTGAGCGAACATGGCCTTGAAGCGGGCCACATTGAGCTGGGTTTCATCTTGGGGTTGGGTAGCCTGGGGTTTGTCCAGGAAGGGCATGAAGTCCTCTGGCTTGAATGGCCCTGCATCCTTGGCCCGGTGGGCATTGGCAAACGTGGAGGCCACCACACCTGATCTGTAATCGGCCCGGTAGTCCCCAAAGGGCTCGAGCTGGTAGTACGCCATCCACTCGGTCAGCTCATCCGAGCCCATCGATGCGAGCATCTCGCGCACCGGCAGGCCCAAAGCCAGCGCCAGCCGGAACACAAAGCGCCGCGAGGGATGGGCGATCAGTCGTTTTTTGCAGCGTCCACCTGATCGGCGCCAATGCCGTTCAAGCGCTGAGACACAGCAAACACACGGTCCAGTGCCTTGGCACTCTTGCCGCCGAGAGCTGCGATGTCACCATCGCTGAAAAGGCGACTGCCGCTCTCGTCGCACAGGGTGAGCGAGACCAGGCGGGCACGGACGTTCTCAAGGCGGCCCTCTTTGCCAATCAAGCTAGCCTCAAAGGCGTCGCGGTCGGTACCGGTCATGGTGCGAACCTGCACCTCACCGCCCCACTCAGGGACTTGGACAGTTTCACGGGGCAGATCGTCACTCTGCAGGATTTGTTCACGGGTCAACATGGGGATATCTCTCTTTAAGCTTCGGTGATGTCGCCATCGATTTCGATGGTCACGGAGGCCTGCACCACCGCGTCCACACCGCCTTGCACGCTGAAGTGCGTGACATAGCCGTAGAAGGTCCAAGTTGCAGGGTTGGTGTCGGTGAAAGTGATCTTGAACTGACGTCGCACGCGGTTGGCGCGGTCGGTTCGTAGGCCCTGATGGACCAGATCGTCGGGGTTGTAGTGCAGGGTCAGAGACAACTGACCTTCGTCACGCAGGCCCACGCGCTTTTCCTTGGCGGTGGAGGCCAAGTTGGTGACATCGATCACGGCGGCCTGGCCGCCCGGTCCCTGAAACGAGACCACGTTGGGGATGGTTTCAAAGGCGGTGGTACCAAACCGGGCAATGGCAATGCCCTGCGCGGTGATTGCGGTGCTGCTCATGCATGTGCTCCTTGTTTTATGGTGAACCCACCGGCCGGTGGTAGGTGTAGTCCACGCTCACCCGGTACAGCCGGGCCTGATCTTCAAATTCGGACAGCCCCATGCGCACATCTGCGACGGTGCTCTTGTCTGCCAGCAGCGCAGCCAGGACTTGGTCTTGCAGGTGCAAGGCCTCCTGGTACGTTCTGGCATAGGTGTCGACCTGCACGCGCACGCGCTGCAAGCCATGCGGCCCATCAATGCCGAAGATGTGCTCTTGCACGATGGGCGTGTAGACGATGGCCGGGTACTGGGTGTTTTCTGCAGCGACGAGCGCGTAGACCTCACCACCGGCCAAATCCTTGATGGCATCAAAGAAGTCCTGCATGGCTATTTCCTGTAGAGGTTCTTGGCTTCCTGCTCAATGCGCTCACTCAGCCGGTCCTTCATGGCCTGCACCGCTTCGCGTCGCTTGGCTTCCAGGGCTGGCCGCAGGAATGGTCGCGCGCGCATCTTGCGAGTGCCAAACTCCACGAAACGCCAGTACCAAGCATCCTGAGACAGGTTGCCCTTCTTGCCTTGCTTGCGGAACTTCTTGCCGTGGCGCACCGTCACGAAGAAGGTCTGGCGCGTGAGGCTGGAGAGTTCTGGGATCTGTTTCATGATCACCGAGCGCTTGAGGGTTCCGGGTGGTGGTTGGTTGGGCCCCAGGACCTCGGCCGCCTTTGGGGCTCTCATGCGGGCTTCATCGCGGATTACTTTTGCTCCGGCATAAACCGAAACGCGCAGGCCGTTCTTGGCCACCCGGTCGGGCAATTCGCGCAGGGCTTTGGCCAATTCAGCCAGCCCCTCGACCTTGAAGCGTTCATGTTTAGCCATCGTCCAGCCCCTCGCTGGCCAGCAGGACAACCAGGACGCGTTTCTCGTCCTCGTTCAGGGCCGAATGGATGTTGAAGATCCGCGACCGGTAGAGCACCCGGTACTGGGCGACTTGCTGAGGGTTGTCAAAGATGCTCTGGTAGCGCACCGTGATCTGGTGCGTGAGTTCGGCCGAGATGCGACTGGCGATCGCGGCTTCACGGCCAGACAGGGGCTGGATATCGGCCCACACTGTGGCCACATCAATCCATGTACGGCTGGGGGCGCCCAAGCTGTCTTTCACGGTGCTGGGGCGCTGGATCTTGATTCGTCGGCCCAGCGTTCCGGCTCCGATGGGGTTCATATCAGGGGTACCTTGTAGGGATCGAGCAGGCCATCGATGAAGGGCAGCGGATCAATACGCCCTCGAGTCATGGATGCCACCTCCTCGCGGTGAACGTAAAGAGAGCCCACGCGCAGCTTGATCCAGGTCTTGATGCCCTCGGGCACCGCTGCGGCGCTCCCGTATCCGGCATCGAAGATCACGCTCACGGCCCCGATCTGAGGCAGGGAAATCGGCCAGATCTGTCCGAACACGGGGGTGATGCGGGCAGGTTCGCAGGCGTTGTCGACGGTGTAGTTCGCTGCTGGCATGACCTGCCAGACGCCCGCCATGTCGAGATAGCGGATTTCCACCACCGACGCCACGGGCGACTTGGGCAGCAAAACAGCATGCCCGGGCAGCGTGAAGGTCTGCCCTGCGGGCACCCCCATCAGGCTGGGTCCGGGAAAGCTGTCGAGCACCATCCGCCAGCGCGCCGCCATCAACTGACGGTTGGTCAGGGTCTCGGCCGCCTGGCGTGCCGCCGAGATCAGGACCTGTATCAGGCTGTCGTCGTCATCGAAGTCCACCCGCAGGTGGAGCTTGGCCTCGGCAAGCGAGATGGGCTCCCCTGCGGGCGGAGTCATCAACTGCATCGGCATGTGATTGCTCCACCCTCAGGCTCAGACCACCTGCGCGACCGCAGCCTGGTTGCTGGCATCCCCCGGCGCAAAGCGGGGGTTAAAGCCCAGCAATTGCGCCGCCGTGAGGCTGGCCGCAACAGCCACCGTCAGCGACAGGCGCACGTAGGCGTAGCCGTTGGTGACATCCAGATCGTCCGGGCGCAGGTTGATCAGGGCCTGTTTGTTGTCACCCGTGGCCTTGACGATCTGGGTGATGGCTTTGCCCGTCACATCCTTGGCACCCGTGCCAGAAGCGTCGGTGGCCTGCTGCAGCTTGGCGTCCAGTGTGGCGCCCGTGCCCAGGACGCCGCTTTGCACAAGCGCCAGCAGACTGTGGTGGTTGCCCGCCGAAATCCAGCCGGTGGTGACAGTGCCCACAGCCTGGCTGGCGGGGTCGATGGTGGCCAGAACCGAGAACAGTTCGCTGCCTTTTGCATTGGGAAACATCAGAGTTCTCCTTCAGTGATTGGCGACGATCAGCGTGCGCCCAGTTGGACAAAAGGTGGTCCTGAAGGCGGTCAGATCAGCATCGAAGTACAAGTGCATCGAGGTTGCGGTCTGCAGGCCGCCAGCCTTGGTGATCGTTTGGTAGTACGAAAGGTCGACCAACAGCACATCGCCTTGCCCCGAGAAGGTGTTGGCGTGCTGCGAGACGAAGACCGGGCGACCCAGTAGGGTTCCGTAGGGCGAGACCTGAATGCCGCCAACCGACAGTCCATTGGGCAGATAGATCGGGTAG